TTTCTGTAGTAGGTGCTTTCTTCTTACGAGGAGCACGGGCCTTCTTGATGTTGCCGCTATAGCGTTCTGCATCTTCCAAGAACTTAGTGAAGAATATGATACGATCTTTCATATTTTTCTTTGTCATATGAGAATATGCTTCGTTAAGATCTGCATCGCTACTCGTAGCAGCAGCATACAATTCCATGAACCATGGCTTATAATGATCGATTATCTTAGTAGCATACATCGCAGGAATCTCATTCTTCTGCAACCATTCATAGAGTGAGAACACTTCACCCTTGTCTAAGAGTTCTTCGATATCTGCGATGATATCGTACCCTCGTTCTTTAACACGATCCTGAATGCTGGGTTTTGCAAGAACCGTCTTTGGTTTATCTTCTGCTTCTTCTTTGTAATAACCAGAAGCATCTTGAATGTCATGGTTGACTCTGACCCAATCATTGACATGTAGTTCTTCTTTGTTGTTAGTCGCGATCCGGCAGAGCCATGCTGCTGTCAAAGGCAGGCGATTGTCAGGGATGCTGTCAATGACCTTATGTGTCGCTTTATCACCCGCAAAGTAATCTTTCAGATACTGGCGTACATCATCTTTTTCTGTCATGACGTTATACCAGTTAAACGCTTTAAGCAGATCTACCTTGCCACGGACATTCTTAGGCTCTTCACCGAGATATTTCCAATTGACAAGATATGTCTCGCTCTTAGTCTTACGAGCGACTTTCTTCTTAAGGCCTTTAGTGCTCAACAAAGATTTAGCCATGTGTCAGTCCTCTCTAATCAATTTCCGTCAGGTGAACCATATACTGATAATATGATGAAAACAAAGAAAGAGACAGAAATGCAGTTGATTCCTACCACCGGCTTTGACAAGAAACTCTTCATAATTTCTGGCGATTATGTGTTTTACCCGTACAATGGCGAGCGCCGGTTTGTCGCTCGTTTCAAGTATTCCAGGAGCCCATTCACCAAGGCTAAGTTCCTTAAGGAACTGATCGCTAATCATACAGTCGAAGGATACTTCTCACAGGTTTCTCCTCATGGCAACAAGGCGCCTTTGGACATCCTTCGTGAAAAGAACGAAGATTGGTACTTTGACATCATCGAAGCATTCTGTGGAAAAGATGCTAGAAAGTTTTTAAATGGGCCCGCATGATAACGGTTGACATTTTTATCAAAACACCTTATATTGATAATATGATGAAAACAAAGGAAATCAAAATGACTGAATTCGAACGCAACTGCTACGGAATGTCCCAGGACGATATCCGCATCAACATCATCGATTGCATCGCCACTAAGATGGTCGGCATTGAGATGACGATCATGGGTATCCTCTCAGATGCACAGACGATGCTAGAATTCGATGATTCTGATAAAGCGCGCAAATATATGAACATCGCTAAGTTCATCCTTGCTGAACAACTGCAAGAAAAGCAGAAGGCAGCTTAATATGATAGAGCATCATGATCACAATCTTAAGATTACAGTTAATATTCCTGTTTCCAAAGAAGTATTTGAGGCTTGGGAAAATTTGGATGGATACCAAGAGTATCTTATGGAAGATTTTGATGTTTTCATATACGAAGCTCTAGCCAAATCAGTTTCTAGGAAACAAATGAATAATTATATTAAAACTGCTATCAAACATGCTCATGATACAATAGAAGAAATAGATCACAATAATAAATGGATTGAATCTAGAGATGGAATGGAGGCTTAATATGATTGATCAACCACAATTTGATCGTGAGCGTAACGGATCATTATATGATCGTGGTGCGGCAGATTCATATTATCGTCGGCCTCGCAACCCGCATTGGTGGACAGCAAACAGCGAATTCGGCGAAAAGATCGTCAAGCTGACTGAAGAAGAGATATTCGAATATCATCTCGGATATACTGAAAATACTGATTTTAAAGAATACTGATCAACCCAAAGGAAAATAGATGTCTTTCATGCAAAATGAGCGTAATATTGTCAATACTAACAAGAACACTACTTTCGAAGATTGGAAATCGATGTGTGCTGCAGAATTCGTAAAGCGCGGATTTAAACAGACCAATACGAGTCATCTTCGTATGCTACATGCTTGGGAAGGCGGCGATACACCATACGGTTGGGTTGACTTCCTGAACCGTCAGCAGATCTTGCAAGAGCGAAATGATCGAGTCAGGAGAGACAATCCTAATTCATGAAGAATCGAATCTTCAATCATTATCTAAGGAGTTAAGGAGAGCTAACCACTCTCCTTTTCGTTTATCCCAGCTATAAAAATAATCAAAATATTGCTTCTGAAAATCTAGATAAGGATATGTCGTCCCGCGGTTCTGTATGACTGTCTTGATAGCGATATCGAGCGTATGTGCGAACTGCACTGCATGTAGGTTCTTATTCTCATTGAACTGATACATCATAGCGAAATTCGAGCATGTCTCTGCAAGAGCAGCAAAGTTAGGGCATACGACCAAGGCTCTTCCCATCCGTAGATGCTGAAAGAAGAATATACATCTAGATGGATGTTGTCATGTATCCTGCTTAGCTCTTCGAATACCGGGATCAGTATCTCTAAACCACGATGGGGTGTGGTATGATATATCAGGTTGACTGTACCGTTATATTCTTTCTTTTCGACAGGGATAGGATCGATAGCATTCTTGATCACGAAGCTCTCAGCATAGGGGACGCCGCTGATGATATTGTACATCTGCATCTGCCAATCAGACACAGCAACGATCTTTGAAAAGCGCTTGCGGAGTTCGGGATCTTTTAGGTGTTCAGATTCAGGATCATGAGGGAGATCATGTAGCCAAAGTATCTTCTTCTTGTCGGGATCTAATTCTCGGACACGGGAAGGTATGATCTGAAACTTGTTCAGCAGTTGTTCAGGAATGCTCTTATGAAGGCGTTCCTGCATCAGTTCTGTGCCGCCGCGAGCATTCTTATTCAATTCGTTCACTTCAACCATAACAAAATCACCTATTAATTATTTTTTACGTATCAAAAACTCTGGAAGTTTGAGTTCGACCTTTTCATCTTGTATGTTCATCAATATATTGGCGACAAAAGATAGCACGCTCCAGGATACAAATCCTATGAATGCTGCAGCTGCCAATACGTTATCAGTAGTAATAGACAGCTGCATCCATTCTAATAGAGGAGCACAACCAAGTATCGCAGTTGTTGTGCTAAGTCCAGATCTCACAGCAGCATCCCAAACATTTGTCGGTCTATAAAATACCATGAAAGCAGCTCCGCCAATTAAACCACCTAGGCCTGCAATCGCTTTGGCCATTAATGGCATTGTGAAATCTTCGGACATAATAGATCCTTATATTATTAAATATATCTTTTATTTATATATTTCAATAATAGAGTCATATCTAAAAGAGCGCCATCCGTCATTCTCTACGTCCCATACAGTTATCGTATCTTCTGATACTTTGCGCGTTTTTTCTGACTTCTTTTCATACTCTTTCACGATTCCTTCGAGAAGAGTGCATTTCATCAACCGTTCTGATCCGTCCATCTTCTTAAACTTCACATTAACGATGTCTGTATTGAGCATATTCTTTATGTTTGACTTAGATAGAGTGTCCGTAATCATTCTGTGTTTCCTCCACATACCTTGTTAATTCTTCATAACCACCTAGTTTTTTGCCGTCAACTTCTATCAGAGGCACAGTCTTTGTGCCAGGATACATCTCTAATAGCTCTGTAATGCCGATACCTTCGCCGACGATGATATATTCATACTGCATACCGTACATGTTAAGCAACTCTCTTGCTTTGACACACCAATTGCAGTTGTGTTTCCCGTATACTCTTATCATCACGAATTATTCTTTTCTTTTTCAACTCGCTTCCAAGGACCGAATGCTGCTGAATGGTTACCTTCTACCTTGATAAAACGCTTATTAGTCTCATTCTTATTTGGATTGACAATCGTTACAACTGTACGCTTTCCTCTTGCCCAGTGCTTTAGCTTATTGAGCACCTTCTCAACTTCTGGCACGTTTCTGCTGACTGCCTTTAGCAATTGTCTCGATACGCTATCTTGCGTACCTTTTGATACTACCTTGCTTCGTGTTCTCTTCTTACCCATCTTCTATCCCTCCATAACCAAATCTTTAACTTTACGTTGATGTATAGTGTTACAACAGATACATTTAAGATATACAGTACTATCAATATCATTCTTAAGATTGGGTACATAATCAATCAGTATCATTGACCTATCGCCAGCGCCGCATGATGGGCAATCGCCGATTACTACTGGGAGATTGCCATCTGCAGCTACTGTGATGGGGTTACTTTTTTCCATTTTTCTTTGGCTTTTTGACTAAGGTCTTTTCTTTGCCGCCTATATCACGAGAATATATAGTCTTTCCACCATCTGGACTCTCAAAGATCTTCGGTTTCTTTTTAGGTTTGACCTCATCAGATTTCATGTTATCGATGAACTTATCGATACTTTTGTCTAATTGTTCTTTGACTTGTGTCACAGAGTCAGTGATCTGATCGCTTACTTTATCTTCAATCTTATTGAATTCGCCGATAAAGATCTTCTTAAACCATTTCCACATTTTCGTTCTCCATTGCTATGCCATACTTACAGATAAAATAGCTGTCGATTATATCAGAGGAAGGATTCCACTGCTTTTCAGTCATATTGAATTTTTCTTTGATATTATAATTCGTCTCTCTTAAGAAAACTTCTTGTAATGCTTCTTTGTTAGCATTACCTTTTCCTGTAGCAAACTTCTTTATCACAGTAGGAGGAACAACATTATATTGATGATTGCGTTTCCATAAGTAATGCTTCAAGAGGCCTGCGTTCTCTCCTATATTAAATACTCTACCTGTAGAACCCATAGAATAACCTTCAATGTATATGATATCGGTTTCTTGTAGCTTTGTCAATACCCAATTTGCTATATTAAAGAATCTCTCTTCTTCACACGAATATCCTATGTGAAGATCTCCCTGTATATTATCGATGTCCAGGTCGTATTTCTTTATACTTGTTAGATAGTATATCTTACAGGAATCAAAATTAAAATCTTTCAGATCAGAGATGCATATGCAAGGGCTAGATAAGGAGTAATCAACCCCTACGACCCTCATTCCTCTTCTTCATAATCATAGTTGAAATCTTCTTCTTCAGTTTCTTCTAGATCGTCATCATTATATGATTCTGTGTATTCTTCATAGACATTATCAAATACGCTATCGATTCCAAGCTCAACACTTCTTATGTCAGATGTGCTAGCAACGTCGAGCAAGTTATTATAGATCTCAGATCTCATGGAATCATCTTTGATCGTTTCTGCAATGATATTAATGAACGCATTGATATCCATCGTCATCTCCTATGCTTTGTATATCTGGTTATTTATATTATTTTTTCGAGTCTTTTTTAACTTTAAGATCTTTCATTATCTTGGATCTCATCTCATCGCTGTATGAAGACCAATCTTGAATCTGCTCCATAGTCCTGCCACAGACGGTACAATAATCTGTGGCAGGATCTAACTTACATATCTTCTGACAAGGTGATTTAGAGGTCAACGATCTCACACCCGTCAGCAGCACAAGCAAGGGTCTGAGAACCCTTAGTATTATCTTCCTTCTCATATTGTGCTAGCTTATCCCAATCGATGATCTTAGGCATGGTCGCATCTAATGCTTCATACTCATCTTTTGAGCAATCCTGATAGGGTGCTTGGCGATAAGTATGATCAGAATGCGGCAAGAATGATACACCAGACATCTCGTCAAAGTATTCGTATACGAACGAACCCACTGCCATCCATTCATCTTCCTTGACTGTGATGGTCACAGATGGTTTATGCTCACACCAATGGCGCTGATAGATCATCCACATCTCTAACTGTTCTACTGCGGTCATCTCTGTACGAGTCACTGCACCATCAGGCGCCTTGACAGGGAAAGAGAACACTGTAGTCGCATCTGGCTTCATGACACACGGTTCATTAGGAAAACCTGATTCCTTGAGAAGCATCGTCAATGGATCTTTGTTGTCGCCACGTACTGTACGACACACGGTTCATTAGGAAAACCTGATTCCTTGAGAAGCATCGTCAATGGATCTTTGTTGTCGCCACGTACTGTACGAATGTAATAATCATTATGGCGAGCATGGATGCCTGAAGCAGAATCGACCAACTGTGATACAGTACCTGACGGCTTAACACAAGTAACAGCGGTCGATTGAGGAATGCCTAGAGCTACCGCAAATTCTTTATTTGCTGCAACTGCTATATCACGGAGAGACTCTAACATATGTTTTAGATCGATGTTTTTGTCTTTACCATTTGTTAACGTATTATCCATGATACCTGTCATGCTGACGCCTAGCAAACGTTCTTCTTCTGTATTGTTTGTCCATACTTTACGGAGATATGGGAACTTAGTGAGAGTCGACTGTAGAGTGCCGAGACGAGCAGCAAGACGTACTTTACGCTGAAGATCAACCACACTATCTGTCCCACGGACGACGACTTCTGTCAAGTTACAGAACTGATTAGGACGAAGGATGATCTCAGAACAAGGATTGGTCCCAAATTCGTGTTCTGGATCACGACGACCGAACTTCTTCGCTTGGTTCTGTGATGCTACACGAGAGAAGATACCACGCTCACCTGACTTAGAATCATATAGAGACAACCATTCACGCATGAATGTACCCATCTCTGGCTTCTCTGTATATGCAGCAGAATTGTTAGAGAGAGCGCGCTGTGGATTTGTCTCCCACCACGAACCGTTCTTAGCAGTCCTCATGCGCTCATCTGTCAAGTTAGATAGCGAGATCATTGCTGATCTACGCACACCACCCACAACGACTACTTCGCCGATCTTACACATAATATCATGACATTCTAGAGAGTTTAACTTACGACCTGTCGCGCCACGGAACATACGGACAGTGAACTTAAAGAGATCATCTAGAGGACCCGGACCTGACGAGCGGCCGCCGAACGTCTTTAGGCGAGCACCTGCAGGACGAAGTAGCGCTAGGTCCCACTTAGGGACTTCTCCAGAATAAAGAAGAGCGATCAACTGACGGAAACCCTTCGCCCAACCTTCTTTAGAATCCTTTACGATGATAGTCGTATCGCTATCGAACATCTTAGCAGGAATCTCTGGGAGGTTATTGACATACTGGCGTTCTACAGAGAACCCGACACCTGTGCCGTTCATGAGGATGAGCATCGTCTCATCGAATGACTTAGGATCATCTACAGCGACATACGAGCAGTTGTAAGCACATGTGTTATCACGTTCTAGGGAAGGTCCTGCAGTCATCAAAGCACGCATCGAGGGCATGATCTCGAGATTGAGGATCGCTTCTTCTAGTTCTTTACGTTCTGCTTTAGGCAATGAATAATTATGGTTTTCAGACAGATGCTTAACCATGAAATCAAAATAACGAGATACGGTCTCAGACCAATTCTCACGACGACCTTCTTTATCTAGGAATTTAGAATACCTGCTCTTATAGATGAATTCTTGGTATAGCGTTGGTAGGAAATTGCTCATGTCATGCCTCTTTCTTTTTCAATAAAAATGTTCCGTCTTCGTTGTCAATCCATTCCAGATCGTCATTGACACTCCATCCTAGATCTGCTAGAGTTTTTAGCATCTCTTCAGGAAGCGGAATGTAATATTCACCTTCACGTTCATCAAATTCAATCCGAACTATACACGTCTTCATACTTTGCTCCAAATCTGTAACCGCATCTTGGCGGATAGGCCTTCATATGTGTTGTGATCTATGATGTGCTGTACTGCCGGTCCGCTCAATCCTGCTAGCACCATGTCATTGATGTCTTTCTGTTCGATATCATCTGGCCAGATACAGACCTTATAGTTCATATCGATTGCCTTGGATATCTTATTGATTATCTCTCTGCTACGGGGTTCGTTGTCATATACGATAACAATATTATTACGATCACCTAGGTTTGTCAAGTTAATATCAGATCCTGCCATAGCAACACAGTTAGTCAAGAACAAACTATCGATAGGACCTTCTACTAAATATATCTTCTTACTGTCATCAATAGAATCAAGACCAAAGATCTTGTCCTTGGTCTCATCTAACATTATGGTAACATATCTTAAGGTTGATTTGGGTGATATCGATCTACCGGTAAACCCGAATACATATCCGTTTCTATCGATGAAAGGGAATACGATTCTTGGTTCATCAAATTTTAGCGCCTTCTCATTGAACTTATCTGGAACGAAAGAATTTACCCATGTTAAGTATATATGTGAATAGAATATTCGGTAATGCGTATTTGACGGGATATTCCGATCAGAAATATATTTTTTTGCGACATGCTCAGGTTTTAATTGAGATATCTTTTTCAGTTCTTTGAACGGTTCGAAATGGTCGATGCGCCTGCTAGAGAACTTCTCGATCTCAGGGACAAACTTAACGGGTTCAACAGCACCCGTCTCCTTCATCACTTCAAGGCGATATTCAGTATATAGAGAAGGATTGTATGTCTTGATGAACTTAGAGAGGGAGGTGCTGTACCCGCAGTTGAAGCACTTTACGTTGATACGACCTGAATGCTCATAAAAATGTCCACGGGTCTTAAACTTGCTAGACTGGGAATCCCCACAGACATTACATCTGAACTTAGCATTATAAGGTTTAGTATTGATTACTTTAAACTGTTCAAGCTGCGTACCTACAAGGGATGCAAACTTCTGATCTAACCATAATGTATTCATTTTCTTTAATCACTCTATTTCAAATCTACAGAGTAATTATAACATAGTTGTACGGTTTGTCAAGTATTATTAACTGCCATCGACAGATTTAACATGATCCCACTGTACCTCTGCATCCGGATGAGGATTGTCTAACTTACTATATATTGAATGACCAAGGATCATGCCACGATTGGTGATAGCCACATGCATCTTGTGCTTATTGCGAGAGTTAGTTAATATCACGTTGCGTGTTCTTCCTGGTCCACCATCGTTTTTATCTAATTTTGCATAAACTTTAGGATACGAAGGAGAATCGACATATGTCCTAAATGAAGGATGCCTATGCAAAGATTTCAACTGAGACCTATTCAATCCGATCTGATGCATTTGCTTAGGCTCGTCAGCGTCTTCATTGATGAATTCTATGAAGCTTTTCATTTTTGTTCTGCAATCGTCTTTTCTGCATCGTCATAGAATTGTCTGATTGAATCCAACGAACGCTTGCAAGTGACATTATTGTTTTGAAGTTTTAATATGAGCGAACCGACTTCCTGGTCTGTCAGCGTCTCATCTTTCGGGAACTTAGTCACAGTAGGACATCTGTATAGATCGTCAGGTGCCTTGACGATCTTATACTCAGGAGCGATCAGTGCCACTTGTGTGTGCTGACATGCTGCTAATAGCAATAATAAAGGGATGACACCCAGCCACTTCATATCATTCATCAGTAGCAGGTACCTTTACGTCTTTGCCAAATACCTTATTGGCTGCAAGCGTCGGTTTAGTCCCGCGTGCTTTCAATTCAGATCTCTTAAGAGTATTTAATTTTTCTAGATAACTCCCGACAGTTCCCTTTGAAACTTCATCTAGAACAGTCTCTTCTGATGTAGTCGCGACTTTAGCAGATGATGAACGTCCTAGCATCTTACGAAATTTCTCATCAGCTGTCTTTTGTAAGCCTATCAACTTATCTTCTCTTTTTGATTTACCCGTGCCGACTTCTTTAGTAGCTGCACGAGATGCTCTCATAGCAAGCGCAGCTGAAATCTCAGCAAGAGGTTCAATTTTTTCTTTAGTAATACCTTTTCTTAAAATTGTATCTTTTTCCTTTTCACCTTTGGAAAGAGCATAAAATGGTGTCTGTTGTAATTTTTTTCTAGCAGCTTGTTTTTCTGGGTTAGCAGCAGGCATCTGATCAACAGTTTTACCCCAACCTTTATGAACTTCTGCATCTTGAGTTTTAGGGGGTTCACCCATTCTTTTTGCTCTGAGAGCAGCTGCAGCACTATTAAAATTAGCTACTGCACCAAAACCTTGTTCTCTTCTTTTACCAGCAATAGGAGATACCCCACCTTTAGTAGTACCATAACCATATTGTTTATCTAATGCCCGATCACCTTTAGTTGCAGCTTGTGCAGTTCTTAAGTTTTGTGTACCAGGACTTATTGGACGATACGGACCTTTTTTACCCATTTCATCGAGTTCAACTTCTTCACCCACAGTTACAGTGCCCACATGATGCCCAATTGATTTTTCTGCATCTGGGTCGTATGCATGAGAATTTGTTTCACCATGTTTATCGGTATGACTAATCATGCCATTTTTAACATCAGCGGTAACTTGACCAGGACCATAAATTTCTCTCATTTTTTGTTTGTGATCGACAGGTACTGCTGCTTCATCGAGTTCGACTTCTTCTTTGAGCGGTGACTCACTAGATGTTAAGTGATACTTAGCAGATTCTTTTGCTGCGCTAAGTGATTTCTCTGATGAGACTTCTTTACCACGAAAACGGACTGAATAACCTAAACTACCCATAGAATTCGTCTTTATGATTTCTCCTACTCGTTCGCCGTTGTGATGGATGTGATGACCAGATATTGTTTTCTTGAATGACACTTGTTCAGCAAGAGGCTCTTCTTCATTGATAGTAGCAGGAACTTTTGTTCTAACTTGATAATGTTTATCAAAAGCTAATTTAATACCCTGTTCTCTATTAGTACGCTTGCGAAGTTT